TCGTCACCAAACAAATCACACCAACGGAAAGAAGAGCGTTTAAGCAGGTCAATTTCAGACATCACAAAGTCCGTGAGATCAACTTTCCCATCGCCCTCTGTTCGTTCCCAAACATGACCGCAAAGAGAACACTCCTTTGCGGCAGCAGGTAACATTGCACAGCATTCCGGGCACTCTTTTTGTGGCGCTTCGCCTTGCCCCTCGTGGCCATCCAAGTTCACATCCTGTTCTAATGAACCGTGAAGCATGGTGCTTGTGCCGAAATCGAGCACCACACAATCACTTTTCACAACGCCCGGATGCTCGTTGGGGGCGACGGTTCGAAGACCGCGCCCAATCATTTGAATCAGCGTCGATTTATAAGAACTTGGCCGTAGCAGAACAACACAACTGGTTGGAGGGAAATCCCAGCCTTCGGTGAGCACCGCAACATTAACAACAACCTGAGACTCACCAGATTCAAAGCGAGACAGCGCTGCCTTTCTCGCCTCACTTGATAATTCGCCATGAATAACTTCAGCACTGATACCTGATGCTGAAAAGGCTTCCGCTACATTCTTGGCGTGCTGGACGGTCGAACAAAACACCACAGTAGGACGGTCATGAGCCTTGTCTTTCCAGTGACGTATTACCGCTTCGGTGATAGGAGCTTTGTTCATAATGGCGTCGACAGCCGCCATGTCGAAATCATCAGCAGTACGTTTGACTTGAGACAGCTCCCCTTGAGTCCCCACATCGACTACATAGGTTCTGGGTGCGACCAGGTGTCCTGATTGAATGAGTTCAGCCAAGGTGATTTGATCACTCACATTACTGAACACTGGACGCAATGCTTTGTTATCCCCACGGTTGGGAGTAGCCGTAACACCAAAAATCGCCACATCAGGATTGCGATCGCGAACACTATCAATGATGCGACGATAGGTCGGTGCCGCCGCATGATGCGCTTCATCGATAACCAGGAGGTCAAGTTTCGGCATCGTCTTTAAGTTCGATTCGCGCCCTAAGGTTTGCACCATGGCGAAAGTCGTTTGACCGTTCCACGACTTTTCTTTTGCGTCATAAATCGAAGTCGAGATACTCGGATTAACACGACTGAACTTGGCGGCATTTTGCGTTGTGAGTTCATCACGGTGGGCAAGCACACAAGCTTTGGCATCCTCATTTTCTAGCCACTGGCCGGTGACACCGGACAACATGATCGTTTTACCGGCGCCCGTAGGCGCCACCCCCAGTGTGTTTTGGTGTTTATCAAGCGCAGTTAGACTGCGCTCAACAAACAGTTTTTGACGAGGTCGTAATAACATGATTCGACCTCCTTATTGTGCCCAACTGGGACGACCAGTCGGAGCGCTAGCCGAAGCTTGTGGTGAAGAAGCTGGCTGCGTTGAAGCGGCAGCTTGAACCGTGTTGCCTGACACTGCTGCGTAGTCTTTGTGGTCTGGCGTGATAGCAGTTCTAATTACATTCTTATCATCACCGTTCTGGTCTTTGTCCATCTCGACCTTTGCAACAAACTCAATCCCATCCAGATCAGCAAAGCCTTGAATACGACGAGCCTGTTGAGCTTGTGCCGAGTTATCTTGCGGGTGAAGACCACGTGAGGAATTCAAAATCCCTTTAACAAATGCTCTTCCCATGTTTGCCCATTCAGGACCTTTAGGACTGTGTAAACCGATAAGACTCCACATCTTGCGTTTGGCGTATGGACCATCAAGCACAACAAACTCGCAATTCAAATAGACAGAGCCTGTCGTCATGCTTTGCGTTGCATATCCGCCCGTCCAACCCTGTGACGCATCGTCATAGCCGCCGGGGCGAATCGTCATGCGCACTTTTACCAGCGTGCCTTTTGGGATTACATCAAAATTGTTTTGGTCTTCTGCCGAGTTAAAATCATTCCAAGTCGTCATTATTTAGCTCCTTTATGTTCAGGATGAGCGGTATCTCGCGGCTGCATGGATGCAGAAGAGCGAGCTTCAGTATTGGTTTGGGTTTCGATAGGTGCTGGGCGAGCAAAGCTCAGGCGATCAGAGGCTGGTGTCACTGGCCCATGAATTTTGGTCATCAGTCGACCGAGGTGGGGTTCTTCAATAACATCAAGACGCCCACTGCGGTCTTTGGCCGGATAGCCATAGGGATTAAGAGTGTGGTTAATGAAGGCGCGATAACGCTGACCATCATCGCTTTGGATCTCTGCAAGCGTGATGACTTGATCGACAATGCCGGGCAACTCAAGCGCTGTTTTTGAACCATCAATTTGAGGAGCAAAAACCTTGCGATTAAAGTCGTCGATCTTCTCGTCGAGAATGCCGACAAACCAGATGTTCTTGTTGCGGGTGTGCTGAAGATGAGTCAGCCACGCAATCATCTCTTGGCCATGCAGACCATATGCGCCTCGCGTATCTGGCTTTCCACTTCGCTCACTGAATGCTTGGGGCTGGCCTTTGCACCACTGCAGACACAAACGACCTGCAACCGTAATGGAGTCGATAAAGACGGTGTCGTATTTATCTAAGCTGATGGGATCACCAAACTTTTCACATACGGCGTCATAGTGGGCTTGGCTATAAGGTTGCTCATCACGAAGCGCGGGATTAGGGCCGCCAATAAATACCGCGAAATCTCGACACTCCTGCCAGGTACGGGGCCGAATCGCATCGCCCGTCCAGCCCTCAACAGCCAAGTCACCCGCTTCTAAATCGAAGAACAGAGTCTTGTCAGCTTCGACTGTCCACAACAGGCTAGTTTTACCGATACCTGAAGGTCCAAGAATGCAGCCTTTAATACCTCGCTTTTCCGCCAACCTTTGATCGGCAGTGATAATTGGAAAGGCCATTACTTCACCTCCCCATGTTCGCGCAGAAACTCAAGCGCATAATCAGCGCCTTTAGCGCCAAGTCCACGAGCCATATCGTGAACTCGACGCAGCGACTCCATTTCCTGAACGATTCGACTGAGCTCTTTGTTCAAGCCTTGCTGTGCAAATGCGATATCGTCGACAGTGGCAAGAATTAGCGGTTTGCTTTCGGCCTCGTCGTCATCTGATACTGCGGGGATCGCAATAGCATCCGGCAGACTCTCTAGTGAAAAGCTGCTTTTGCGCAGGGTCTCTAAGTAGTTGGTTTCTTCGTTTAAAATCGTCATGCTTATTACTCCTGTGAAAGACTGAGGCGAAAAGTGGGTTTGCCGGTTTTTAATGTCCGAGCAGGTTCAAAAACGGTGCGAAGGTTTTCTGGCCAAGCGGTGTATTTGCGCTCGGCAACCTTGTAGGTGATGTCCAAGAACTCAGCTGGGTTGTCACCGCTGGCAGCAATTCGCTGAGCGATTTCGGATAACTGTTCTTGATCCCAGACCGGCTTCTTGGGCAGGTCTGAAGTGACACGCACACAGTCGTCATCGAAATTGATAATTCCGGTGTCTTTACCAAGCTGAGTTCTTAGCTCGCTGACTTTTGGCTCGTACTTCATGGCAATAGCGCCATCGATCCAGTCTTTAAGCTCTTTGGCATTGCGCAGGTAGTTGGCGGCCTCAGCCTGAACACGCATCAACTCAGCAGCAGTCACGCCTGCTAACTCACCGATGCTCATGGCTTGTGCTTGCTCTAGAGAAAGGCTCATGCGTCACCTCCAGCTACACGCTCAGAGGTACTCTTGCGAAGGCAGTCGTGCTCATAGGCTTCGACGTCTTCGAGGCGGTACATCACGCGACCTTGTAGTTTGAGAAAAACAGGGCCGATGCCTTCAGAGCGCCAGCGCTCCAATGTGGCTTCGCTGACGCCCCAGCGGTTGGCTAATTGCCGTTGGTTCATATGATTTACACTCACGTTGCACTCCTGATGGTTATTGCGAAAACGTGAGGTAATGATGTGCTTCGGTAGGTTAGGAGCCGTTTAGGGGGAAGTTAGGTAGGAGGTTAGATTTGATCACTCGCTCATCACCCCCTATAATTGCATACAAAAATACGACACTAAATTCAATATAAGCTATATATATCAGTAGGTTATAGAATCCATAAATACCAGCAACTGTCGTATTTTTGATTGACTTTACAGGCAAACCCTGCTAAGTTTTATAGGAATCGTTCTCAATAGAGAGTCAACCGGCATGAAACGCTTGTCACTTAAATCAAAGGTCGCCACAAAGATATCGCGCTCGAATCGCGAGGTATTTCTGCGCTCAGACTTTGAGAAGCTGGCAGGGTACGACCAAGTTGGTCGAGCATTACGCCAACTCACCTCAGATGGTGTTCTTGTTAAGGTTGGTTATGGTCTTTATGCCAAGGCTCGACCAAACAGAATTACTGGCAAACCCATGCTGTCTGCCAAGGGTGGCTTCACTCAAGTAGCAGAAGAAGCGCTTTCTCGGCTAGGCGTAAAATGGGAGCCCTCTAAGTCGGTTCTGGATTACCAATCAGGCTCGACTCAAATCCCTGCAAATGCTGAAGTTATTATTTTTGAACGCTTCAATCGCCGAATAGGTACAGAGAAGTTCGAGCTTCAAATGGCTCGAGCTTAATGAGCACAATCGACTCTTCCCTTTTTCTGGATATTGCTGATGCGCTGGGCATAAGCAGCCCGGCCATTGTTGAAAAAGACTATTGGGCTACGCAGCTATTAAAAGAAATATCACAGCTCACACCAGAGGGCTTTCAACTTGTTTTTTCAGGCGGAACTTGTTTAGCCAAAGCACATCAAAACACCTTCAGGATGTCGGAAGATATCGACATTAAAATGATCCCCAATGCAGATACTCTGGCGCAATCCAAAAATCAGCAGCGACAATTGCGACGCGATATTCATCAGCTCATTCTGAATATCATTTCTGACTCTGGTATCTTCAAGCTTGCCGCAGATCCTAAAAAACGGAATGAAGGTAAATATCAACAATTTTTGATTGAATACCCCAGAGATCATGACACCCTGGAAGCACTCAGGCCGCATTTGCAATTGGACTTAACAGAGTCTGACTTACTTGAAGATCCAGTAGAGCTTTCCTTGAGCTCGCTTTATGCAAGTACGCTTAAAGAGCCGGGAGAAGTTCAAAGCATTGCTTGTGTCACTGTGCACTCGACTGCCAGTGAAAAATTCGTTTCACTCCTTCGCAGGACCGCATCACATGCTCGGGATAACTCCAGACCGGACGATGAAACATTAATTCGGCATGTTTATGATCTACACCTCATATACGAATCAATGACATCACCTTCCATCTTAAAACCAATGGTTGAACAAGTTATTGAAATCGACAAAAGTCAGTTTGGAAATCAACACAAAGAATTTGTAAACAATGCAAACTCTGAGCTTCGATATGGGCTCTCATTATTAATTGACGAAGCTCATCACCAAGAGCGGTACAATCAATTTATTGGCCCTCTCGTATATCACCCATCTCCCGCAAAATGGGACGAAGCTATT